ATTTGTGGCAAGGCCGGGGCTAATATTTCCCACTCCTGTCGTGCCGGGAATGCTTGCTTTGTTTTTATATGGTGCAGTTATCATGTCAGGATTCCATTTTAGGCAACTAATGTTCTTATATTTGTGTTTGAAAGAGGTAAAGAACCACTAGGCAATAAAGGCGAAGGACCACTAGGCAATTTAGAAGCTGCGTTAGCCGCCGACCCTAATCCAGTCAATATCGAGCCAACCGCTTTACCTTTAGCATTGCTTGCAGCGGCTGCGCCTTGAAACCTCGCTATTTGTGCGTTTTGCTGTCCGGCCTGTGCTGCAAGCTCTCCGCCATATTTAATAGCTAACTGCTCAAGTGCTATTTCGCTTGCATCCATATCAAAGACAGATTGCATGTCTAGCAATTCGCCGCCTGCGGACGCCGCCCCGGCGCGTTTGCTGGCTTGAAAGAATTTAGCCTCTCGCGCTGCTCGTTTTGCGTCAAATTCGGCTTTCTGACGGGCAGCTATGGCATTATTTTCAGCAACTTGTGCGTTAAAATTTGCAAGCTGTTGCGCTTGTTTGCCTTGCTTTGCCGCGCCTATAGCGCCCATGCCAGCACCGGCAAGGCTGGTCGCTATAGCTGTGATTGCTAACGCCGAAGACATATGCTTATTCTCCCGTTATCGTCACGATATTGCTGCCGATATCTGACCTTGATAAAAGCAAATCGGATTCATCCGTAAATTCTTGCTCCGCTTCAAAAACAGTTTTTGCATTTGTTGGAAACACCATGCTTATATCTGTTTTAGAATGAGAAACAAAAGCCTGTTTCCTTCCGGCGCTTGCCGAAATTACGCCGTAACCAGCTATTTCAGCAATTGTCTCTTCACCTATGTAGCACGTTGCTACGCCGTTGATAACTAAAATTGTGCTGACCTTAACCAGCGCACCGGTTAAAACGTGATTAGGCGGCATGGTTATCGTGCGGCAGTACATTCCGCCATGAATAACGTGATGCGTTTCTAGCGGAAATTGCGGCATAGCTTTAACGAATTCCGTCAACTGCTCAACTTTATTTACAGCCTCGGCGCTCATTGGCGGTATGCGTGACTCTATGGTTTGCACGTTATTCATTGCAAATCCTTAAAAAACACAACATCGTTTAAATCATACCCGGCTTTAGGCAAAACCTTAGAAAGCGGCCCATCGTGCGGTGCGCTNACCAACATACCAAAAGCGCCAGATTCAATAGCTTCATTTTCAGCCGCTCGTAATAATTTAATCCCGGCCAAAGTCTTTCTGTACGGTTGCGACACAAAGAAACTTTCTGTTGATGCTACCAAAGACGTATATTTTGGAAGCATAGTCACAAGAACCGTCACAAAACCGACAAGCCTATCTTCTTTAAACGCTCCAAAAACACGCAAAAGGCCGTTAAGTTCTAGATTTCTATACAACTCTTCATTGTAAAAATGAGGCTGGTTATCTTTGGGCGGGCATTCATCTGCGTATTCTTGCAAAAGCTCTGAAAACTCCGCGCATGATTTAAGATGATCTATGTTTATCTTTTTAATCATGTTTTAGTCGTGTTCAATTCTGGCATAATCGCAAGAACCGTCATAGGCAACGGCTGATCCTGCACTAAAACAATGTGGCCGTCCTTGTCCCAATTGCGTGGAAATTCTATTTCTTTATCTCCCGTGAACAAAGCAGGCGCTTCATCCATGTCATCTGCGCTCGATCTAAACGGTATAATATCAAGCCTGCTTGATGTTGGCCCGTGCTTTAAGCCCAAGGTCTGATATAGCCTATATGTAATTCGGGCTATTCGCTTCTTTTTGCCTTGCGCTGTTCCATCTTTGGCACCCGCTTCAATTCGCATGGTCTCAAGCGTTGATGTATATGGCAATCCAACGTGAACGGTGTTGTAAGATGCGTTTAAAATAATAGAGCCGCTAGAAACGGTTCTGTCAGGATGCGCCGCTCCGTCTGCTAAAACAGAAACGGTTTGCCCTTCTAAATGAGACAAGCCAAACAAAGTAGTCGCAGGAGACCCGTTGTAGCTTAACATTGAATCCAAAAAGGTTGCTTGCTCTGTATTGGAAGAACCTTCAACAAGGCCATTTGTTAAAAACTCAATGTAACGCACCGAAGACCCGTTTATTGTTCTTTGAATAACTGCCCACAAATCATCCTGAGAACCGTCTTGGCTAGGTATTACGGCAACGCTTTCGATCTTGGCGTTGGTTCCACCTATCGTGTGCTGATGCCATCCTATAACGTCTTGAGCGCGTTCGTAGGTCATGCCTACTAATTTTCCATCAGCCCTTGCCATCCATACGATGCTATCGGGTTCTTGTTGATAGGCGATTTCAATAATGCCGCCTTCAGTTATATGTTCAGATAAAATTGATAAATCGGGCGCGGTAAATGCGTCAGTCTCAAATTGATAGACGTATTCCCTCACCTTTCGACTGGCTCGCTGCAAAAATAAAACAGAGTTTCCGACTTGAGGCGGCGTTACTGCCGCGCTGCCAAATGTGGTTTGCCTTACAACACGAGTATTTGTTGGCGACAAAGGACTGTTTTGATCGCCTTGCGATACAATAAATTCACCGCCAGCGGTGCCAATTGACAAGACTTTCCCCGCCCGCATCCAGCGAATTGTATTTACCTGATCCGTGGCGATTGTGTAAACGAATCCGCTATCATCAAGAACATCGCCATCAACATCTGTAGGAGCGTGGTTTTCAAAATCTGCGGAAACAGAAAAGAATAACGATTGCGGGCGCGTTGTAGTTGCTGCCCAAACTAAGCGCTGCTCAAAGAATGTTACAACAGACGGATACCCCGTTGTGTCTGAGAACGCCCCTAACCTCCAACCCGTTTGAGGCGTTGTAGCCGAAGCGTCTGGCCCAATAAAATCAGCAGTAACGTGCGTTGTGTCTGCTCGCGCCGTAATTTTTAAATACGTCTCTTTGTTTGATGCGTCTTCAAACCTAATAAACCGCCCTATATCGGTTGTGAGAAAGCCTTGGTCATCGTTAATACCCGTGACAGCCGATGCGGTTATTGTGACGCCTGTTCCGGTAGTCGCAGAAAGCCCCAGCGTTGTATCTGTAGCATTAACGGAATTATAAGGCCCATCTAAAAACGTAATAACGGCTAACGTCCAACTTGTATCACTTAACCTTGAAAGAGTGCGAGGGGCGTGATTTTTATGGGCTATATATAAAACGTCTGCGGATTGAGTGATAACAAGCTCAAACAATTCCGCTTCAAGATATGGCGTTGATACTTCAAACGTCGATCCTTTGTTGAAATCATTATCAAAAACTTCCTCAAAGGGTCCGCTTTGAATCTGTCCATAATTTTTGTAGAACCGAACATATTGGTCGCCAAATTCAATGATGTAGGCTTGCGTTGCACTAAATTCAAAAGGAAGAAGCCGGGTTTTTTTGCTGCTATCTTTAACCTCAGACGCAAAATAAAACCCGCCACGCCTAGAGGCCGGGCCATGCTTTTGCACGATCATATTTTCTAGCGTCTTGCATCCGTTTGGATATTTTTGAAGATCAACGCGGCCTTCTAAGCGCGGAGAAAGTTCACCAGCGGTGAAGTTTGTAAATATCGGCGCAGAGCGTGGCATTAAGGTATCCTATTAACGCTGACCGTTTGATTTCCGCCGTAGTTGATGCGACTGCTCAACCATGTGTCGGCAACAATTTCATCTTGACCACCGCTTTCTTGTGCGTCCATTGAACGCGCATCAAGAATTTTGCGTTGGTACATTTCCATCATATTTTGATACAGCGAATTGCTTTCGGCTAACGTTACGGCTAACTCCGCAGATATACGAGCCGACAAGGCTTCTACAAACATAGAGTCGAAAAGATTTACGTCTTCAACGCGCGACACATATAAAATTTTAGCGGGGCTTTCATCGGTTAAAAGTTTGCCGCTTTCAATCTTATATATCATGTCTAGTTCTTCCATTTGCAAAACACGCAAACAATCAGAAGGAAGCGTGTATTGAAATGAAAACTCAAACGCTGGCGTGTCTGAATCTTTGGCTAATTCGATGCGCTTTTTAGCAAAGTTCCAAACGTGATCTCTGAGGACGGCATCTCTGATTTGCTCATAAATAAGATTAGCGGCGCGAGCCGCTTCACTGTCTTCAGTCAAAGACAAAATTGCGTTTGCGCCAAGTTTGACCAGAGCATTATTTACAATTTGAACAACTGAAGTTGCCATTATTTACTCCGAAAAGTAGGGGGAAGGCTTAATGCCTTCCCCCACTTTATTACGTTGCAGAGAAATACATATCAACAATCAAAGTGCCGGAGCCTGGAAGCGCCGCGCTTGCAATCGTGATGAAGATTTCCTCTTCTGCCGCCAACGTTGCAACACCGGCATTCACTCCAAACAAAGTTGGAGCATTTGCCGCCGTATGCGTTGCTGCTGCGCGATACTTGCCGGTGGTGCCGGTGATGCCGATGGCAATCGTGGCACTGCCGCCAAGCGTAGCGCTGGCATTAAGAACGCCATAAAGGAATGATTCTCCTTCATAGGCTTTAGCAATAACAATCGTGTCAGAAGTTGCCTGTGACGCGAGAGTTATGGTTGCCCTTTTGACTCGCACATTACCGTCAACTACTCCCCCGGAGGGCAGGCTAACCGGAGTGCTATTCAAAAGGCCGTTCATTTCTGAACTATAAAGTACAGCCATTAGTCAATCCTCCTATTCAACACAAAGGATTTCAAGAGCGCGGGCTTCTTCCATACGAGTCGCGCCAATGCTCATTGAGCAAAAGACTTGAGTCGCATAGTTTTTATCCGCACGTTCTGAAATTTTCGAACTCATGTCGGCACCAACACCAAGAAGAAGACCATCTTGTTGAAATGCAAAACAACGCCGATGGCTTGAACCATCAACCGGAATCAATTTAGTTCCGTCAGTTCGTTTGCCGTTCACCGAAATAAATTTATAGCCCAAAAAAGTATCCAATTCTCCGCGAGCTAAAGCACGCACAGTATTGAAATCCGAACTTTTTATTTCAGTAGTATTTAGCAGATCGGTGATTTGATCCGCAGTGCAAACAATGACCCGACCATCGTCCGGTACATCGTCACCGTCCATAGTTTCTTTGGCCGTTAAAAGTTTTGCCAGAGTAAGGCCGGTTCCGCCGTTAGCGATGGCAGTTTGACCAGCGGTAGACGTTCCACCAGAAACGCCAGTGAAGGCCGTTCCGAGAGCCGCATCAACCAAAACCTCATCCATTGCGCGACCCATTGCCATGGCGGCAGCCAAAGCATATTGAGAAGTCGGGTCGATCAACATACGAACTTTATCTTCCTGATCGATCAAATCAGCCCAATCAAAATCCTCAAGCGAAACGCGCCTTCGGGAATGGGGGGTGTCAACTCTGGGAGTATCGCTGTGGCGACTACTGCGACGTTGCGCCGCCGTGGCACCAATTTGCTCGAAAAAAGCATTTTTACCGGTAACGGATTCTTCGCGAACTGAACCGCGCAACTTAGACCCGTCCTGCTGGACAAGGTGCTGGACGTTTGCGCTGTACTGTTCAACGAATGCCGTCGTCACATTAACAGACATTGGATTCTCCTAATAAGGAATTTAAAACAGTATTTTTTAGGGTTGTCGCCATTTGAGACGGCCCAGCGGCCTTGGGTTCTTGCGCGGGTTCCGTAAGGAATTGTCCATTTAGACAAAAGGCTAATTTTACGTTATCACAAATCATTATTTTTGCAAACAGCAAAAAAAGACCTCTCACTGGTGGGAAAGTGAGAGGTCTAGTAGGTAGGGAGGTAGGGAATAATTTATATATAATCTATATTTTAAAGACACTCAATCTTTAATTTTGACTATATTTTTTGATTGCTCTTTAGGTGGCCTTCCGCGTTTTGGCTTTTCTTCAAATCCAACAACCCAGTCATAATATATTTGAGCGCGCTCTATGCACCCGGTTACGTTAATGGATTGCGCCATATTAAGGCATTCAAGCCTAACGGATATGACATCCATATTCATTCTGGATATGCCTGAGTGTAAAGGTTCTGAACCTTATTAACGATGCCAGCATGTTCTGGATGGCGCTTGTTTAAATAAGCGGGGTGCGACATTAAACTTTGGGCTTCTGTTTTTGCTTCTTCTGGCGTAAGCGCTGCCCTTTCGCCTGATGACGGACCAGCCAAATCTTTGTCGGCCATCGTTGTCTTGGCAATGTTTGCAAAAGCCTTCAGCATTGCAGGATTGTTTCCAAGCCCACTAGAAACCATTATTTCCGCAAGGTCATCGCCGCCGTATTCATTAAAGGCTTTTTTTGCCGCTTCAATATTTTGATCGTATGCGCGGCCCCATTCTTCTTTCAAAGCTCTTTCGCCGTCTTCTATCGATTGATTTTGAATTTCAGAAAAGTTCGATTGTTGTGTGACTACGTTAGAAGCCTGCCACGCCACAAGGCTTTTTACTTGAGACGAATTCAAACCAAGTTTGTGCGCTTCCTGTTTAAATGAAGAAAGAGCCTCATCATTAAACTGCGCTGCAACTTCTTCTGACAGCCCTTCCGGAAGCTCTATTTCATATTTATCCGGGTCTTCTGGCCTTCCCAGAAATTCATATACATCATTCCAATCTTCATCCGTAACAGGCTTGGAGATTTTATCACGCCCCAAATGAGATTGAAGATTAACGTATGACGCCGCCAATGCGTTTACGTCTTTAAACTTATCAAAATTTTGATTGTCTCGTATATCTTCAGATAATGCAGACCGCCAATCCTCTGAGCTTTCGGCGGTTGGTGTGCTTGTGCTAACTTCTGGCGCATTATCTGCTTCTTCAACAGGTGCGGAATCGTTAGGCATTTCTTGATAACTCCTGTGATAATTCTAAAAATTGTTCTGGGGTTTCGTCTAACGCCGTCAATATCATTAACGCAACGTTTCTCATGCCTTCATTGAAGGCCGCATTTTCTAACGCTTCGCCCGGAACGAATGATGGCCGCAATACTCCGCATTCACGGCAAATATGCGACAACACTCGCCTTCCTTCTTCTGAGCTAAAAACAATCTGAAAATCAGACTTTAACTCTTTAACCTTGGACAAGATTTAAAAGCTCCTGAGATTCGCCTAGTCCGGCTTCTTGTGCAGTCTTGGCGACATTAGCGCCCTTCTGCATCATATCCATGACTTGAGCGCCTTGCATCATTTGCTCCTGCGCGGCCATAGCCTCTTGCTGCGCTTGCGCTTCTTGTTGCATGTCTTCATCCGACTTTAGCAACAACGGAGAAACGCCGTTTAGTTCTGCAATATGTCTGACCATTTCAGCGCCGCGAACAATCTGCGCCGCTTGCGGGTCCATACCGGCAATCGGGCCGACAAACTCAAGCGTCCGCATAATGCCTTGCGTTTCGGTTTGACGTTGAGCGCGAGCAAGCGGCGAGACATATTGTATTTTTAATTCGCGTTCTGATATTTCTTCCGGCGCTTCCGGCAAGCGTCCGGCCCTTAACAAAACGCCATAGATGCGTTCAATCATAGGCCCAAGGAATTCGCTTTGCAGACGCCCTAGAGTCGGCCCTAACAATCTAAGGGTGCGTTCTGTGCGTTCCACCACCTCGGTCGCTGTCATGCGCGGAGCGCCTTGAAATTCTAATTGATCTAAAAAGAACGTGGTGCGAATGCGCTCGCGTAAATCTTGCATCATTTCATAACTGATGCCGATATTGCCTCCGGTCAGTAATGGTTCAATTCTCGCGCCGGTCGAAGCTCTATAATAATTTAAGCCTCCCGGTATGGTGCGAACCGGCCCAAGCACCCCATCATCCGGAACAAGCAAAGGCGGATCGACAACCTTTTGCGCCGCCTTGATTGTCGTTTTCATAATTTCTTGCAGCATTTTAATATCTGGCAACGCTGTCATGGCTGGCGATCTTCCAAACACTTCGCCCATAGCCTTAGACCAGCGACTGACCATATACGGCATTTCGTCAAAGCCGCCTTCTGCAATTACATGCCGTTCCTTTTCATCAATATACACCGATGCAATTGGTAGCATGTTTGCCGCTTTTTTACCTTTTTGAGCGTCAGACCGTGGATACACGCAATGAAGCAATTCAATTTCTTTATCTAAATCTTTCTTTTCGTGCATTCGCTTCATGCGCGGGGATAATGATTTTTCACCCCACTTTTGCACAACCTGTCTGATGGTCATTTTAAAATTACGAAACACCGTGTCTACGATGCTGTCAGCATTTTCCGCAATAAATATTTGATCGATATGTATTGCCTTAAAGCTAATGCCTTCACGCTGTACTGGCTCACCGATAAACATACAAGACGTTCCGATGGAGCTAAGCGATAAATAATATTCATGGATGTGAGATGGAAAGGCTACGTCTGGCGCGGATAGCTCTGACAAAATTGCAACCGTTGTTTCTTCCAGCCAGTTTTTAACCTTTAAATTGTCAGACAACATATCATTGTCTTTCTTTAGCCGTAGGCTAAACCATTCTGACGCTGGATTAGTCAACATGCCATGAAGGCCAGCCGCGAGCATTTCGTTAGCATGAACTCCCGTGCTGTCATATAGCAGCGTAGTTCTTTTGTCGCCTTTGGATCGTTTTAAGTTGAAATCAGATTCATTCGGCATGACAAAATTAGCAACATCTTGCCAATGCGTTTCCCATGTTCCGCGTTGCGCTTTGAGCTTGCCCTTGCGTTTGCAAAGATAGATGACTTGATCTTTATCAATCATGCTGAGCCTTTAAACGGTTGGAAGCGCAAACGCTCGAAAATTAAAATCAGCAACGGTGACGTTATTGGTTGCCGTTTCGTTTGTAACGTGAATTTCTAAATAATCATTCACGCTCATTAAAGCGCTGCCTTGAACCGTAGCCGCTCCAAGTTCTCCTGACGCCGTAATTTTTCGCGTAACTAAACTAGAATTAATGACGGCACCTGACCCGCCGCTTGTATCGAAAACATACCCTTTGAACGACACCACCTGATTGTTTGCTGCCACCAAAAACGAACACGACGCACTAAACAAAACCATTCTGTTAGGCGCTCCGGTATAACGCAGACGCCCGGTGTTAGTGCTGTTATTATCAAACAGCAATTCATTGCCGGACAGCGCAGTCGTGCCGCCGACTTTTACATAAGCTCCAGCACTGGCAATAACTGTGGCCGTTGAATTGCCTTGCATAGAGCATTCGCCGAAGCTGGGGCGCAACGACACGATAAGATCGCGCATATCGTTTGCTGTAATTGCGTTTGCCGCCTGTCCATCCGCAAACTGAGTAGATAGAAGCGTTGCCGTTGTGCGAACGGTGTCAGTCATTTATTGGCCTAACAAAGTTTTCTTGTTGCTTGCGCCGTCTTCGTCAACGGTTCCGCCAAGTCCACCGGTCAAAATTGTAGACTCGCGTCCAGAAGCTGCCGCTGCTCTTTGCCTGCTTCTTTGTTCCGCCGCTTTAACTTCTTCCGCGCTTTTTTCGGGCGGAGGCGGAGGCGGAGGTGGTGGGGCAGGGGCCGCTGGCGATGAGAAAAGTCCGCCCATGTCATCAAAATCCTATAAAATATTGTGAATTTGAAAAGATGCTATCATTTGATCGGCTTCTTGTAAATCGTATATTTTTCTGTATAGCCCATTCGCTCATAGAGCGCACCGACGCGCTTCGGCGTTATTCCAGCAGACACGCCAAGCAACGGCTCTTTCACGCCTTTTTCAGTACACCATTCATCGTAAGCCCTGACTAACCTAACGCCGTGTATTCCTGTTCTAAATTCTGGCAAGACATAAATAAGCAAGTCGCCGCTCGTTAAATCATGCCCAAAAAAATGCGGTGTTACAAATCCAACGCAAAAACCTATGATTTCTTTATTTTTCTCAAGCACCGAACACATATATTGATCTGAATTATTTGTAATAATTTCAGCCAATTCCATCAATTTTTTGGGACTGTAATCCAAATTTGAATAAGTGCTTTCTTGATGCATTCTTGCGCCAATCGCTATTAACACCGGCACATCTTGCATTGTCATAGGTCGAATCAAACTAATAGGCTTTTTTCTTTTTGGTCTTTTTAGGCATTGGTTTTTTGCGGCCATAGCCTTCGGTTAAAAGCGTTTTGATTTTTTTGCTCATATCAGTCTCCTATCGCTACGGCCTGTCGGCCTCGGTAGTCGTTGGTTTCGTAATTCATAACATTATAATCCATGTCGGCTGTAGCTTGTTGTCGATAAACTTCGCCCGCTTTATGTACCAATTTGGGAAATAGTTCAGTAAATCCCCAAACCATTGCATCAACTCTATCTGGCGATCCATCGCCTTCATAGCCAGACGCCGTAACTTGACACATTTCAGACTCCAACTGCGGAAACGTGCCGACATGATGAATGCGGCCCAACGCATACAAAGCGCTGATTGGCTCGGCTCGCACATGCTTGCCGCGTGTAGCATGGACCTCGATTATGTTTATGCCGGGGCGAACGCTCTCAAGGACATGGCGACACATATCGCCGCCTTGATTCTTTTCGATCACAATGCCGTCAGCGTCATATCGGTCGTACAAAGCAATGGCTCGCCTTGCCCATCGCTCCGGCACGCCGCGTGTTGATCCATCTTCCAAAACGTAACCGTGACCCGATTGGCTAGAGGCTACAACCATCACGCCGTGACTGTCGCTTTGCTCATGACTTGATACTGCCGGATCAACAGCGACAAGAATTCGGGAAAGATCGTTAGGCGTCTCAATTTCCCGGCCTTCGTTTATGTCGCGCATATTCCAAATTGCGCCGACCGCTTGCGGCTCGTAATCGCCTAGCCAAATATGACTGTACCGGTCGGGCCGCATACGACGGTCCAGCGCTCGTTCTGCTTCCAACTCTTTTGGAAACCACGGATTGCTATCGTAGTTGACTTGCACCACCGCCGCGCCTTCCGGCACATCGTCGCCGCGCAAAAACTGATCGACCGAATCCATGCGGTTGCGCGGGTTCCAGCTAAAATACATCTGCGAACCGGGAGCGCGAATAGTCGGGCGCAATAGCTCTAACGATTTAGATGACAGCGTTTGCGCTTCTTCGACCCAAGCAATGCGAAAGCCTTCCAAAGATTTAATGCTTTCCGCCGTGTGATCCTGCATTCCCATAAATATAACAACGCCACCCTGCGCCGTTTCGATGCGGTCGTGCATAACTCTGAAGCGGTCGACAACACCAAGAGCGGTAATCTTGTCGCCTATCAACCGATATGCCGACTCACGCAAAGACTTCTGCACTTCACGAATGCAAACGGCACGAATGGTTGGGTCTTCGATCATCCTGTCCACAATGCGTTCGGCAAAATGGTGAGACTTGCCGCTACCACGGCCACCGTGAGCGCCAAGGTAACGCAAGCCCGGCTCAAACAATGGCTTGAATGCTCTAGGCGTCGGTAT